TCCTGTGGATGTGGCTGAGGTGGGGACGAGCATTCCCCTGCGTCCTCCGACTTCAAACTCTCCTGTTGGGAACTGAGGCGCTGCGCTTGCTCCTTGTGAGCGAGACTTGGCAGTTTCATACCTAGACTTCAGTATGCCAAGAAGTTCCTTCTTGCGCTGAAAGGGGATTGGCGCTGAGGATATGATGTTTACCCTACGAAGGTATTCTGTTTCAAGATCAGCCATTTACTGAAGCAGCAAGGGGATTGATGGTGCGAAGGGATTGCTTTGCGGGACGTTTACCGCTGGCTCTTGAAGGACGGGAATCTGCTCACCCATGGGCAGCGGGTCTTGGTCAGTAGGTAGTCCGTCGCCAAGGTTGTCGTCAAGCCCCTCCTCGTCAAACACTCCAAATGAGGTAACAAGCTCGTCGTAAATGTCCGATCCGGTAGGCGCTGCGCTTTCGCCGCCCATATACTTCTGTGCGCGTGCCTGCAACAGTTGCATCTGGTAGGGGAGCATCATCTCCTCGACCTGCGCCCTACGTGCCCTCTCTGCCATGTCAGCCTGAAACTTGGCGGTCTGCATCCCAATCTCCAAGTCTTCCAGTTGGCGCTTGCGTTGTTCGCGCGCGCTCCACGGCATCTGACTCATAAGAGCAAAGGATTGCGCGAAGTTGCCAAGGTAGTTGGGAGGCTGGACGCTGTTGATTGCGTTCAGGAAACCTAGATCGACGTAACTAGCCATACGTTAAGCGAGTGCCGGTTGAAAGACGGGGAGGTTGTCCATTGTTCCCATGTAGGTGCTGCCGTAGGGGCCGCTTACGGTGGAATATGGGACGCCAAAGCCCCCTGCGCCAAAGCCTGCGTTTCCTCCACCATACAGGGAGGCTAGTGCGCCTAGGCCAGAGGAGATTCCTGAAATCCACGGACTGGGAGCCATTGCCTGCTGAAAGCCAAGCAGGTTGTTCGTGTTGAATCCTGTGGCGTCTGCAACTGCCTGCTGACCCATCAGCTCTGCAACCATCCTTGCACGCTGGTTCTCAATGTTTGAGGTGTTCAACGCATTCTGGTTGAATACCTGATTGGCGAACTGCTGCTGACCGATCTCCGTGCTGAACAGTTGAGCCGGGTTCATCAGGTAGGAGAGCGTGCTTGCTCGCACAGGGTTCATCCTCTCCGAGAGCGCCATCACCTGTGGAAGCTGCGCGGCTCCCATGTTCATCAAGTCCAGACTTGTCCTGCCAAGATCGCGGGCCACTAGGTTCCTGTTGACCTGACTTCCGCCAAATCCTCCAAGGACTGCACGCTCGTTGGCCGAATCAACAATCTGGCCGCGCAACGACAGCGGTATTTCCCCGCGCAACAAATCCCCCGCATTTCGGCTGAATGTTCGGATGTCTCGCCGGAGGTTGGGTGTGATATTTTTGAGGTCTTGTCGGAATTGGCGGTTCTCGCGATTGGTAATATCCCGCAGCATTCGGTTGATGCGCGGAGCATATTTCCCCTGACCAAGGAACTGCTCAAATCCCTGCGTGTAGCTTACGGGGTTGTAGTTCTGAAGGGCAGGAACATTCCAGTTCCCGCCTAGATAGTCGATTACCCTGTCAAAGTCCGGCGTTCTGAACCCAGCGTTGGCGAGTCCTGATAGCGCGTTTGCCTGCTGCTGTGTGCCAAGGTAGGAGCTAAGCCCACCGATCGCTGCTCCGCCTACACCGACTCCAATAGAAATCCAACTCATTGCGTGACTCCTTCCAATTCCAAGGGGGCTTTCGTATGAAACTTCTCAATCTCTTTCAGCAGCCCTGCTTCACTCTCATCCAGTAGTGGATTGTCTTCCTTTACGATGATCCTATCCTCGATTTGCTCGACGGTGGTTTCTTCTTCAGTTCGGGGGTGTGCAGTGGTCCACACGGTATCCTCATGCACAATCAAAGCTCTCCGTGTTCCTGCTGCCGTAAATCCGCTGTATGGAGCGATGATGTTCACCCATCCTGTTCCTTCCTGCCATACACTCACCACTCCCTTTGAGATACAGAACTGGTGATCCGTGCCGTGCCGCTTACTGATGATGAAGGAGCCTGCTGGCATGTGGAGTTCACGCAGGTAGAAGCCGGGAACAAAGTGGTGATATGTCTCGCAGTCCAGTTGAGGCGCGTTGATAAGCGCCTTCTCAGCAATATGGAAGGGGTCTGCGTTTTCTAGATTCCTAGAATCAACCTGTTCCGCTACTTCGCTCATCTGAAGGAATATACCGGCGCTCGGTTCCCGAAGCCCGGAACGCTGCTTTTAAGAACCTGTATCGGTCCTTGGTGCTGTTTAAGCTCATTCATCAAGCATTGAATGGCCCGCTGCTCGTATATCGCTGCTTCCTGTGGTCGATATACTTTCTCCAGCCAAATGGCCTGAACCATGTTTTTCAGCGCCCCTGATGCCGTGATGGGAACCATGTCGGTATCCCGGACAAGGGGAACATGGCGGATTTTGCAAAGGAATGTCAGCGGTCGGTATCTCGGCTGCTTACTCCCCTCGCAGTCCACGTATCCCTGACACGCTCCATAAAAATATCTGCGATAGGACGGGAACTCCTCATTCGGTCCCCAGACCGCCAGAAGGCCGGCGTTCTCGCCTGTAACAGGGTCCACCTGATACAGCCTAAGCGGGCCTTCAGTAATCTCCTTCTGCACCACCTTGATGCCGCCCTCTCCCCACTCCACAGTTCCGGTGGGAGGGGTTGAGGCATTCGCGATCAGGATTTCGCCATCTACGACCTCCCCGTCCGCTTCTGTCTGGACTCGGTTGCCGTCGCTGTTGATGCCTTGAATCAGGACAGCTTTCCCGTCATCCTGCGGCCAGTCGTTGTATAGCCGAACCTTGTATCCCTTGGTAACATCAAACGCGCAGGGATAGCCGTCTCCTCTCTCTACAAGGACGTTTGCATGACGGCAGTCGTTGAGTTGCCCAGGCCCTCCGGGCAGATACTCATACCAGCTATTGTGGACGGAAATCGGAGTATTGCAGTCCGAGAACCCCAGAACCGAGCCAACTTCTGGCGGGAGTGTGATTACTCCCGCCTTGTGGCAGAATGCGATCTTTCGGATGGATCCTACCCACTTCCCGCTGTCAATAAGACGATCACAGGCGTCGTTGATGACATCCCTCGCCGCGTCACGGTCGCATCCTCCGTTGTTGATATACGGAAGAAGCTGATCTATCGCCTGTTTTAGATTCAGCCTCATTGGAGCGGATTCCAGACTATGATTGCTTGAGCGTAGAATGGAGGGAGGATTTCAAATGGTCGGGGTCTGTTCTGACCTGGACCAACAATAGTAAGCTCGTAAGGATCACTGTTTGCCGTGTTTGATCCGTAAACAAATCTTCCTCTCCCGCCCACGTCGTTGCCAATCGGGATATTCACCTCGATTGGGGGAAGGTTGTTCATGTTCAGCGTCACTTCCTGAGCGCCGCCCTGAATGCGATCTGATTGGCTTGGGTCAACATCCGTTCTCCATGCCCCATCCTTGTATTGCTTGGCCCCAACAATAAACCTGTCCCGCAAGTCCTCCGTGCCGTTCTGACCGTTGCAAAGAAACCATCCCTCAGCGAGGGTTCCTTCGTTGCCCTTGCCGGTCCCGTCAAACACGCTGCTATCCCCTGTGTATAGCGCCTTGGTCCCAACCGGGAATGGCGCTGAGCGCACCCACTTCCCATTGTAGAAGTAATACCAACCAAGCGGGTATCCTGAACTGGTGGTTCGGAACCACGGCCTGTCCTGATTCTCCGGGGCTGGCGTGTCACTCCCGACATTGATGAGGCCAAAACTCGTCCCGGCAAACATAACCGATATGGCATCGGAAATGAACTTTGCCATCTCCTGCCTTGTTCCTGGCAAACAACCATCCGGGTCCGGCATGGCATTGGGAGTAACAATGATTGGTTCCATTTCGTTCTTGACTCCTTATGAATTACTTTGCGGAGGAGTGCAATCAGGAAATCCTTCCCACGTCACTTTGTCAGTCTGAGGAAATGCGTCGGCATATCTGTTACCTGTTGTAAAATAGTCGCCGAACTCCAAGAATGATATGGTCATCCATGGACTGTTGAGCAGTGAATTTACTGTCTCAGGGCTTGATGTATTGTGAGCATAGTCAGGCGTGTCCGTTTTGAAGTAGATGGCTTTCGGCTTGTCTGTGGAGTATGAACTAAGCATTTCAAGTGCCGCATTCAAAGCGTCTATTCCATTCTCGGGACCATCTCCCCCGCCATCGCACCAGAAGGACGTTGCTCCGTTTACTATCACGCACTCGATTTCTTCTTTTTCTTCGTCAACAAAATGGCACTCGTATTCTGGAGGCGTCTCGATTGCGGCTTCCAAGTAAGCCTTAACTGCATCCAAATCTGTCGTTATTGGGTAAATGTCACATATCGAATCACCGAATGATACAACGCCAATAGCGTGAATGTTCGTTGTATTGATAATGTTGATACCCGCAGCTGCCCCGCCCAATCCAATACTCGCGGTCTGATCTAACACGAGAACCAAGACATACGGCTGGCAGCATATAAAATTTTGGTAGTTTGCCGTGACTGTCTTGTTGGAATCCATCAGAACTTGCTCTGGATCATCCATCGATGAGACATCCCCACTCCATGAGTAAAAACAGTATCCTGGAAGAGGATTTGCGGAGATATTTGCCGTGGTCCCTTCAGTGTAGTCTCCTGCGCCAAGCGGTAAACCTGCCCCTTCCGGGTTGGTGAGGATGTTCAGGTTGTAGGTGATCTGATCCAAGTTGGCGACTATCTCCTTGTCTCCATCCACATAAAGATCGGCAGGGTTGTTGGTGGTGTTAAGATCGCCGGAGTAGTGGCTGAAGACATATCCCGCATTTGGGACTGTCTCAATCTCCACAGTGCTGCCCCAAGCTTTCAGGCCCGCGCCATTAACCGTCCCGGCCCCCACTGGGTTTGTCTTGGCCGTGACAAGGTGAATGATTGGCTCGAATACCGCCGACACGGACTTGTTCCTGTCCATGTAAACACTCGCGGGATTCTCGCTGCCTTCAACATCCCCG